TATTGAAAACTCTCAACATAGGAACAATACCGTTAGAAGAACCATTTGTTCCCCTAATATGACTTCCTGTTGCTCTAACATTGTGAATATGTAATCCGATCCCCCCAGCCCATTTTGAAATTTGGGCACAATCCTTAAGAGTGCTATAAATACCTGATATACTGTCATCTTCTAGTGCTAATAGGTAACACGAACTAAGTTGTGGTTTAGGTGTTCCAGCATTAAATAATGTAGGTGTGGCATGTGTAAAATATTTTTGAGACATTAAATCATAAGTAATTTTAACTTTTTCTAAATTATTACCATGTATTCCAATAGCAACTCTTAACCATAAATATTGTGGCCTTTCTACAATAACATTATTATATTTCATAAGATAAGCTCTTTCTAATGTTTTAAAACCAAAATAATCAATTAAATAATCTCTATCATGAACAATCATATCATCAAATTCGGTTTTGTGCTTTTCTACAATAGAGAAAAACTCTGAACTAACTATTGAATGTTGTTTATTATGAATATCTGTGAATTCATATAATTTTTTCATAACTGAAAAAAAAGAACTACCTGTATTTTTATGGTGATTAGAAATAACAATTCGTCCAGCAAGAGTATTATAATCTGGATGTTGAACACTTAATGCTGCGCACTGTTCAGCTGTAAGCTCATCAATTTTTGTTGTAGGAATTCCGTCATACAATTGGTCAATTACTTTCATAACGAATGTTGTGTAATTTAATTTAATACCGCATTCAATGCCTATGCTTTTTACTCGTTTTAATATTTTATCAAATCCAATATTTTCATATTTACCATTACGCTTTAACACTTTCATTTCTTGTTCTAAGGACATATATAATTAATAGATAGTTATAATTTTAAATAGTTGTTGTTAATATTTTATTTAAAATTTAAAAACTAAATAAAATATTTTTATTTTATATATGGCTATGATTAATAAAAAAAGTACATTTCTTATTTTAGCATTATTATTTGCTTTGTTAAGTATTCCTATTATTGGTAATAAACTTGAAGGATTTGTTAACTTGACTCCAGGAAATTATCCAATAAGCGTAGATGAGCCTATCTTACATGATTATCCACACAAAAAGAAAATGGGTGTTTCTACAAATACTGCGGAAGATAATTATCCTTATTATCCTGTGTTTGGTTCTTCTTATGGTCAATTTACTAATAATGTAAGATATTGGGAAACACCTGATAACGGATTGTGTTCTCGACCTGAATTTTGCGGAGGATTATATAATAATAAACAAATTGATATTCCAAAAAGTCCTAATCCAATTCCATTTTCCTCACCAAAAATTAGAGTAAATTATTATGGATCTCACAAGTTAATCTGTCCCAGCACTGGTGTCTAATTCACACCCAGTATCGATATAAATAATTTGATTTTGAAGTTTATTAACATTTATCAAACAGTTATTTTTAGGAGCTTCTGTTAATGAATTAGAGCGTGATGATTTATTAATTTTTTTTGGAAGTCTATGTTCATGTCCTGTTAATCTTTCTTTTTTAATAATATCCCATACATTTTCAATTTTAGGTATGGCATATTGAAACCATAATATATTTCTTAACACTAATATACAACTATAATCTTCTAGTCTCCAATAAATATTTGTAACCCATGTTAGATGTGAGTTTTTTTCCATAATTTTATTTTCCCAAATATCAAATTCAGTTTCCGATATATACAATGGCATATATTCATAATGTGGTTTACCCTCTTTCATGAAATACATAATAATTCCTTTTACTTCATCTTTATTTGAATATGTAAAATTTCCATCTTCTGTAAATTGTTCTTTTGATTCATATTCTTTGAAAACTGTTTCCAGAAAATCACATTCATTTAAATTACATACTTCCATTTGTAACTGCATCTGAATCCAATAATCTTCTTTTGGAATACCTGTTAACTCTCTCGTTGTGGGATTTTTAATCTCTACCATTCGACCATATCTATCGGATGTATTATCTATATTGATACCGTCTGGCGAAGCACCTAAGAAATTATATGTATCGTGTTTAATACATCCATAATCTTTTACCCTTGTATTGTATTTTTCTTCATAAAACATAATTGAAACATCTTCATATTTATTTCCATGGTGCATTGGTGTGGATGTATTAACAACATCGTATTTGGATGTATCTAAGTGCTTACATTTTTCTACAACCAATTGATTAATGGCAGCCTGTGATTTTAAAGCTTTCCAAGCGTTACTGGCTGTAATAAGGTTATAGCGAAATTCATACCATTCTTTTGTTCTTTGATCAGGTTGTGGTTTATTTTCAATATGATTAATTTTAACTGACATTTTTTCAATATTTGGTTTAATTCTAATAAAAGATTTTTCATAGGAACGAATTGGATAATATTTTTTAAAATATATTTTATTAACTTTATCGTATATCTTGTTGATTTCTTTTTCAAGTGTATCTTCATCATATAAATGATGAAGCGTTATAAATGTGTTTTTGTATACATAACTATTAATATTTGAATGAAAATTAGGGCTACTATATCTTATTGGGTCAGTTTCAATAAAATGATCCATAAGATTTACCATCATCAGTTGAATTTCATCTTCTTCACTTTCTGTAAAAAGTTTCTTGATATTAAAGAAGTTAATGATATTTTTTAATATGGGTATGTCAGAGATATATAACATATTGTCGTTAACATAATATATATCTAATTGTTTATATCAATTTTATCATTTTTCTTGTTCTTAATCTTTTTAGGTGCTAGTGATTTAAGAGTAGATTGTCTTTTATCACATCTTTTAAGTGTAAACTTTTTAGCTCCAGAATTATAAATTAATGATGGTATTGATAAAATTTTACCAGTATCTTTATTATACAATACTTCTTTGGCTTTCAGCAATCGTTTCCTATCTAAATTTGTAGATAGGAAATTCAATAAATCTTTTTTGTCGTCCTGAGAATATTCATGTTGTTTAACATATTCATCTACAAAATCATTAAATTTTAATAATTTTGTTGTTTTATCTAGTTTTGTCCATGGTTCATTAGAAATACTTTTTTTTTCATCTGCTAAGAAAACATCTAGATTAGATAGATTTTCTACAGTTTCTTCTTTTTCATCACCATTACCATTTAATAACATAGATTTGTATTTTATATTTTTTAATTCAACACATTCGTTACTCATTGTTTATACATATTATAAAGCGTAAAGTTTATACTATTTTAAAATAGTATAAATAAATAATTATATCATTTAGATTCAATGAAGTCTATAGAAATAAAAGGTAAACGCAACATTGATAAGATTGAAAATGTAAAAAATCCAAAACGAAAGGACTCGTTACATTGGAACTTACCAGATGATTTTTTTTCAAATAGAAAGCAAATAGAAATAATTAATAGTTTATATTTGGAAAATTCATTTGAAAATGATATATTTATAAGAAAAGAAATTAATAAAAAGATTACTGGTTATAAAAATCAGGATATAAAAAAGAAACTGATTGATTTAACAAAGTTAATTTCTCTCAACGATACTATTGAGAAGTTAATGTTATCAAAGTTGAAATGTTTCTATTGTAAAGAAAATTGCCATTTGTTATATCAGAATATTTTTGAAAAGAAACAGTGGACATTAGATAGAATTAATAATAGTCAAGGACATAACACGGATAATGTAGTAATATCATGTTTGGAGTGTAATATTAAAAGGGGTGATATGGATAGTGAACGATTTAAAAGAGGAAAAGAAATAAAAATAGTTAGAAAACAATTTTAAAAATAATATGAAAAACTATATGAGTGTAGTTCTTTTTTTGAAATGGTGTCCAAATGTGAAAGAGCAGTTCTATGAAAGAAGTAAATTAAAAGAGAAACATAAAGCCATTGGAAACAATGTAATGGAAACAATATTACAAGAAGGAAATGAATTCGTAAACAACAAGACGAGAGAAAATCAATTTGAAAGAATGAATCAGAGAGAAATGGTAGCACAGACGAATTTAAATCCATTTCTCTCAAATAACTATTTAGAAGATTTACAAGTTCAAGAACAATTTTTAACTCCACAAAATTCAAATTTAGAATCAAATTTAGAATCAAAATAATCTAGGCAATAAAGTATTTAAATATAGATTTTATTAATATACTAAATATGTCAAATAACTATAGCACTCAAAATGATTTATTATTAAATAATTTATTACAGTTTTATCAAACAGACAATAATATGGATAAGATGTTGGGTATAATCAATGGTGAATCACGAATATCTTTACGAATAATTGATTGGTTTGCTACAAACTATGCTAAGAAATTTTATACAGTATATCAAATGGAAGGAACAACTAATAGATTTAAAGTATATAACGATTATAAATTAAAATTAAAAGCTTATTCGAAGAAAAGGTTTGATCCTTTTTGTAGATGGGATAGAATAACTATTCCTTATAAAGATGATGCTCATATCCAAACAACAATTGGACAATTAAATTTTTTCAAGTGGGCAATTGATAATAATGTTATTAATTATATTGAGCAAAATTATTTATCTATTGAAAAAGATATGAATAATCGAAATAGCACATCAAAGGTAAGAATTAATGAAAAAAGTTCTAATAAAACTCGAAAAAAGAGAGAAGAATTATCTGTTTCAGCATCAAAAAGTATAAAAAAAGAAAAGGTAGAAATTGTTGTTAAATTTGATTAATAAGGTTAATATTTAAATATATAATAAGAATTAAAATTAAATATTTAAAATGGGAAATCAATCATCAATTCAAAGATTAAATTTTGAAGATATACAAGACACTATAAAAAATAAAAATAAATATGTTATTATTAATACTCTTCCAATATCTGAACAGGTATGTTTGATTCCTAATACAATAGATATTAGCAGTGAAGAATCAACCATTAATAATTTGGTTTCTCAGAATAATAGTAGAGAGATAATCATATATGGAAGAAATTCAAATGATATGACAATTTACGACAAATATGAACAATTAACCAAATTAGGATTTAGAAATATATATGTTTATCCGGGAGGAATGTTTGAATGGTTATGTTTACAGGATATTTATAGTGATGAGTTGTTTCCAACAACAAAAAAGGAACTAGATATTTTAAAATATAAACCGAATTCTAAGTTAAATCAGTTTTATATAACAAATGATTAATATATGTCTTTAATATAATGAATAATAAGTCCACAGTTAAAGTTATTATTTATGATAGTGAAAATAAACGAAAAGAACTATATGTAGATATGAATAATTATAGTCATTCGTCTAGGCTACTAAGACAACAAATAATTAAAAAAAGTCTTAGAGAACAAGAAATATGGCGACAAAAACAATTAGATGTTTTATATAGAACTGGACGTCCAATTTTTAGTATAGAAAGATATAATTTACGATTTTATGATTAATCATCATCATCATCATTAGATAAACATCCATTTATTCCCATATGACCTTCTTGATTGGGTTGATAAATTGGATAACAACCAGAACATATATTATCTAACGCCAAATTAGCTAGTTTGTCAGCAGCTTTGTTGAATTCTCGTTTAATATGACTATAATTAATTTTGTCGAAATAAGTTTCGAGTTGTTTTGCTTTTTCATATAATGGAATTAAATTTTCGGCCTTTACCTTATATACACCAGTCATCTGATTAATGATAAGTTGTGAATCCCCTTGAACATTTATTTTGGTAATACTATTTTCTTTTGCCATTTCCAAACCACCAATTAACGCTTTATATTCGGCCACATTATTGGTTCCCTTATCAGGCATAAGATAATGTTCGGATTTTTGACATAATGTTGATGTCTCATTGTAAATTATACATCCGATACCAATAACATCACTTGGATTTCCACGACAAGCACCATCAAATCTAAGAATAGGATAATTATTACTGTTATTTTCTTTTAATTGGCTCTCATTTTTATATAGTTCATTGGATATCCATTCATCTATTGTTTCCACCCAATCATTTCGTTTGTTTTTATTTTCTGATAAACTTGTATCAATATTTGCTTCAATAGTTAATTTGTTTTCTATGGAACTCAACCAAGATTCATGATAATCATGACATTTCTGTAAATATTCTAACGGAATGTTTTCTCCCTCTCTGTTTCTAATTTTAACTCTATCAAAACAAGTTTTTGGGTTAGCATTAACATATATAATACCTCCTAATTTCAGTTCATCAAGAAATTCATTAAACCACATAGTGTATATTTGATATTCGTCATGTTCAATCATATTATCATCATATAACATCTTAGCAAATACATTTTTATCAGTCTGAACTGATCTTTCACAAATAATTACCCTATAATTATTTTTTTTGATAATGCTTTTTAATAAATGTAGTCTTGAAATATATGCCATCATTTGGAATCTAAAGGCATATTTTTTTGTGTCTTTGTAAAGGTTGGTTAAAATAGGAACTCCTTCCTTGTCTATTACCGACCCCCAATTATCTACAGGTTCTGGACAAAATCCGATATTGGTATTACCACTATAATAGTCTTGTAAATCTTTATATAATGTCGATTTACCTGACCCAATATTGCCATCAATACTTAAAATAATTGGTCCATTCATTTTGATATATATAAATATATTTCATCTAAATATCTATTTCAATTTTATTTAAAAAAAAAATTGAAATAGTTATTTAAATATAAAACTATTAATATCAATAAAGCAATTATGGATTTAAATCAACAAAAGCTTAACAGAACTGAATGGGATACTACAGAAATCCCTGTTAACAAAGATGAAGCAGAAATTTTAAACCTTATCATAAAAGGTTATGATAATGTTAATATAACATACAATAAAAACAATTCAATGATAAATTTCTTATCTCTAGACCCAAATGAAAATATAATGAACCATCTTTACAAAGAATATTTTCAACCTCTTATATCTAAGATGAATATTAAATATGATTTTACTTATTCTGATTTAGACGGAATCAAGTTTCAGAGAGTAAATTCTATAGAGAAATTGAAATTAGAGAACATTAATAAATCAATTAAAGAAAAAATGAGCAAAATATTTGAATTCGACTTACTAACTGTAGCTGAGTTGGTAATGAAATATTTCTATAAAGATACTATGTCAAAATTTAACAAGTATTATTACACACTTCATCACTTGATGAGATTAAGTATTACACATATAAATAGTCGAGTTATAAGATTTATTGAATCGGTATTGGCAGATTACTATGTGGAATTGAATAAAGAGGGGATGTTTCTACAGAGTAGTGATTTGATTGAAAAAAATGAACAATTAGTAACTTTCCAAGATTATAAATTATATGAGCATCAAAAGCAATTATTTACAATTTGTAAAAATCCTAAACCAAAATTGGTATTATATATTGCTCCTACCGGAACAGGAAAAACACTTAGTCCACTTGGATTAGCTGGGTCACATAAAATTATATTCCTTTGTGCTGCTAGGCATGTAGGATTAGCATTGGCCAAATCAGCCATTTCATCGGGTAAGAAAATAGCCTTTGCGTTCGGATGTAATGATGTATCTGATATTCGATTACATTATTTTGCCGCCAAGGATTATGTTAAACATAATAAAACAGGTAAGGATATTAAATACAGAGACGGAACAAAGAAGGTAGATAATTCCGTTGGAGATAATGTAGAAATTATGATTTGTGATATTAAATCATATTTGTGTGCTATGTATTATATGATGGCTTTTAACAAGCCAAATGATATGATTATGTATTGGGATGAGCCAACTATTACTATGGACTATGAAGAACATGAATTTCACAAATATATTTCTGATAT